ATCGTTTCGACCCGCAATGGGGAGGTTTTTGGAAGTACCTTTGAGGGGGGGGGAGGGGGGTGGAGCTGTCAGGCACGGTTGAACCTCGCGACGAAGAAGCGCGCCTCGGACTCGAACAGCCGGGCGAAGTTTTCACGGATCGAGGCCACGACCTTGGCGTTGATGCGCTTGGCGTTGAACATCTGCGCCACGTCCACCGTGCTGATCGCCTTGATAGGCAAACGCTTGTCGGTGGTGCGACGGAAGACTGTGCGCCCCTTGTTGCCGATGAAGGCGCCAGGGATCGTGCGCTGCCCGCCAGTCCTGCGGATCTTGAACCGCAGCTGCTTGAGCGTACCTGTGCTGGCTCGCTTGCGAGCCTGGGCCAGGCTGACGGATCGCTCAAGGAAGCGGATCACGTTGGCACTGCGCTTGCGCCCATCGCCACCAGTCAGCGAAGCCTGCAGGTTGAATTGCCCATTGCGAAACGATGCACGGCGCACCTGGAGACGCTCGCGCACATACGCTGCCGTGACGTTGAACTCCTTGGTGATCTCCCTGCCCATGCGTGTTTTGGCCTGCGCCATGGTCTTGTTCATGGCCGAGGTCAGGGCCTTGATGCGGACATCGGCGGCCAGGGTATCCAGGCGCTTGGCGATGTCGGGAAAGTTGGTTGTGACGTTGATCTGCATCAGACACCCCCATTACGGATGATTACGGATAGATTCCCGCATCCGTAACTGCCAAACCCGCATGGAATAAGGCTCTCTACGGCATTACGGCATTTACGGGTAGATCGTGCGAGTGCGCGCACACGCGCACACACACATGGGACAAATGAGGGTCTCATCCGTAATGCCGTAGAGAGGCCCTGTTTATGCGGGTTACGGCTGTTTACGGATACCCCAAAAATTACGGATGCATCCGTAATTGATAGAACTGGGAAGGTGTCAGTTTTCACCGATGTAGCCCTTCAGATTGGCCTCGAACAAATCGATTGCGTCCTGCGCATAAAGGCCGGTTTCACTCTGATCGGGGGGCGGGGTCACCCACCACATGCGGGTAGACACGCGCAGGCTCTTTGGCGTCACCACCCGCACCGCCACTTGGTCGCCCGCCAAGCGCATTACCATGCGGCCAAACACGGCCTTGCTCATGGGGAACTTCTCGCCCTCGATCACGCACCATCGTCGGTATAGCCTGTAGGCCTGGTCGGCGCTACAGCTGCTGTACGTCACCGGCAGCTCTTCCTTGCTCCAAGCGAGCCACCACCGCTCAGGGTTGGGGCGTCCAAGGTCTATCAGGTCGTGCTTGGCTTTGGTGGCCGGGGGTGGGGCGTAGGGTTTGAACAGCGTCAAGCCTCGGTTCATCAGGAAGTGCAGGAACGCTTCCCGGCCGCCGTTGTCCCTGCACTGCACCACACGCTGGTAAAACTCCGCCTCGGCCTTCGGTGGTGTCCAGATCACGCAATAGCGACGGTCCGAGGCGTCCAGGGCATTGGGCTGCAGCTCGTTGGACAGAAACACCAGGTTGACGTGGTTTTCTTCAGAGCGCACCGGCATCATCTTGGTGTTGATCTTGATCTCGCGGCCGGAGATCATCGCCTTGAGCTTGCCCTTGAGGTGGCGCATTTCAGTGCGCGATAGCACCTCGTCGCCGATGACGAACAGCTGGTGGCTGATCCAGTCGTTGAACTTGTCCTCCAGCTGGTCCTGGCCCACCACGGAGCCGTAGGAGCCGTAGATGTCGCGCACGATCTCCCATAGCAGGTTCTTGCCCGACCCTTCATCGCCGTGCATGATGATGCTGGTGGGCATCTTGGCACCCAGGTTCTGCAGCGGATAGGCGATCCAGTCCAGCACCCACTCGTAGACGATGTCCGAGTCGCCGCAGAGGTGGCGCAACAGGTCCAGGATCGGCTCGCAGTCGCCCGGCACAGGTACTGTCTCCAGGCCGCCGAACAGATTGATGCAGGCCGGGCCGCACTTCATGCTGGGATCGAACACGACCTGGTCGGCATGCACCACGCGGCGCTTGTCGCTGGTCATCCACATGCGCACCTCGTCATTACCGAACTGGTTGCGCAGGCCGGCCACGCTGTAGGCTTGGCGTGTCTCCACGTCCCAGGCGATCTGGCTACAGTACTGCAGCGCCCAGTTGCGGAACAGCGTGTTTAGCTTGCCGGTGTCGACCTTCTTCTTGCGCTTCTCGCGCTTGACAGGTGCCCGAGGTGCGCCCCCCTCCCCTTTGCGTGCTGCGGGCGCGTCCTCATCTTCCATGTCGGGGGGTTGACTCATCTGGTAGACCTTGGCGCTGTTGGATTGATCAGCCATATTTCTGGATCTGTTGCAGCACATCGAGCGCCACATCGAGCTGGGCGCGGACCTGGGGCAGGCCCTCCAGGCGGTGCAGGTCGTTGAAATCGGTGTCCTTGTCGCCACGATGGGCGGCAAAAATGGGGAAGGAGCGCACCACCAGGCGGGCTCCAGCGTCCATCACGCCGTCCATGGCCACCTGGGCCTGGATGCGGCCCACGTTGTTGGCAATGCCCTTGATGGCTGTGCGCCAGTCGTCATCAGCGCAGATCACGATCGGGCAGCCTGGCAGCATGCTGTAGACCGACTCGACGACTACGGGCAGGTTGTAGGCGTCCCAGGCCACGTACACCGGGTATCGGCGCTCCAGCGCCATGCGGATACTCATGCCCGTGGCGTAGCCCTCGCACACAAACACCGGCTCGCCGATCACCGGCAGGCCCAGGCGGCAGGCCGTGCCGGGCTTTTGCATGCCGTAGGTAAACTTCTTGCTGCCGTCATCGCGGATGATCTGCACGCCCTTGAGCGACTGCTCGCGCGGCAGGTCGTAACGCAACATCGGCAGCACCAGGCCGCCGCCCTGCTGAGAGGGCAGAAAGCGGCAGCTCTCTGGCTTGTCGATGCCCTTGCGCTTGGCGTAGGCGCTCTCGCCCTCACGCAGCGCGGACCGCCAGTCAGCCAGGGCGCGCTCCTCGGCATTGGCGGCCAGATCGGCACGGGCCCTGGCATCCGCCGCGGCCCGGGACTCACGCTCGGCCCTGCGGCGTGCCAGGTCAGCAGCAGCCGGACGCTCGCCGGGCTCGAACCTGTAGCCGCCGTCCTTGGCCAGCTTGATGATGGTGCCGATGGTGTACCCGCCAGCGCGAGACTTGAAACCGCGCCAGCTGCTGCGGCAGGCCGGGGCGCTGTAGTTGGCCGCCTGCTGGCTCCACTGCTCCCAGGCACCCCAAGCGGCATCGCCGAACTCAGCCTTGAGCGCCATGCCCACGGCCACCCAGGTCTCGCGGTCCTCGGCACCGTCGATGAACTGCAGCATGGCCTCGGCCTGGCGCATGTCGATGGGCGGGCGGTCGAGGGTGGCCTGTGTCATTTTGCTCCCGCCATCAGCACCCGGCGAAGCGCCGCGTTCTCTTCGCGCAACCGGCGGTTGTCCCGCTCGGTCTCGCTTTCCAGCTTGCGGATGGAGTGCAGGTCATAGCCACGCTGGTGCAGCATCCAGTGCACCGGCGCGTCGTTGCCGCAGAAGTCCATCAGTGCGGACAGCTTGGGCCAGATCACGCCCTCGCTGCCGTTTTCCCAGCGGCTCCACTGGCCCTTGTCCATGGCCAGCTTGCCCTGGATCTGCTTGGGCTCCAGGCCGGCCAGTTCGGCGCACAGTGCGATCGCCGAGCCCATCGTCGGCTTGCGCGCCACCTCGGCGGGGCTGATCTCGATCGGGATTGCAATCTGATTCAAGGCTGCCTCACAACTTTGTTGAGAGCGGTTGTGAGGCATCGCGGTGCAAAATTTTTGCATGCGATACATCACCAAAGAAAAAACCCACCCGGCGACCCCAGGCCTTTCGAGCCTTCGAGAGGAGACAAATCATTCGGGGCACGCCAGCGCTCAGCACGCCAGGGGGGTGGAAAGAGCCGCCGGCCACGCGTGTCAACTCTGCCGGCAACTGCAATCTGCTCACGGATCACACACCCGCCGCAGCGGGCTCCGTGGATGGGTTGGTGGGGGCCAGCTCGGGCCAGATCTCCTGCCAGTCGTCGGGGCGCAAGTCTTTGCGGGTGACTACACCATTTGTAGCGCGCTCGATGGGCATACAGCGCTCGATGGGGATCTTGCGCACGCCGCGAGACCACTGCCAGACAAGCTGCGGCTGCGCCCCAACGGCCCGCGCCAATTCGGTCTGGCTGCCGTGTGCGGATAGGTAGTCGGCGAGTTTCATGCAAACAGTATAAGCGCATCGCTTAAGACAATGCAAGCGCTTCGCTCATTCCAAGAGTTAAGCAATTCGCTTCCAATTGCACTCATGAAAACTATTGCAGAGATCCGCCTGGACAATCTGCTGCTTTTGATCGAGGAACTTGGCAGCGCGGAAGCCTTGGCCAGCAAGGTCAATTCCTCCGCCGTCTACATCAGCCAGCTCAAGAACCGAGCGCCGGACAGCAAAACAAAAAAGCCCAGGCAGATCGGCGACCCGTTGGCACGGAAGATGGAAAGCTCCTGTGGCAAAGAACGCGGCTGGATGGACCACGAACATCCCCTCCTAACACACAGGCAAAAGCGCATTGAACACGCCCACCTGGTGATGGAATCAATGTCTGATTACGAACTCGACCGAGCCGTAAAAATCATTGATACGATTGCGCAACCAGACCCACGACAGGGAAACGGCGCGCCCTAGCGCTAAGGTGCTACCCTTTCCGACGGCGCGCAAATAGTTGCGCATCGAACAGGAGCACACCATGCGATTCGTCTTCGTACTACCGCTGATCGGCGCCATCATTGCCGTTCTGATTACCCTAGGCACCCTCGTCATGACAAACAGCGC